CTCGAGGAGCTCGTCGAGCACGTAATCGCGAACGAGGTCGTTGTCGAGACGGCCGCCGCCGACCATGACGTGCGCCGGCTTGCCGTCGATGCACGTCCACACTCGCGACCGAACGATAACCCGGCCCGAGGTCGGCGACCGCCACGCGACCGCGCAGGCCGTACAGTCGCGCGTCCGTGCCGCGTCGATCCCGACAGCGACCTCGGCCCCGTCCGGTATCGCCTCATCAGTCTCAAGCGCCGACCAAGCCTCGTCAGCTATCCACTTACCGCGCGACCGCTCGGTCGGCACGTTCAGGAAGTACCGCGCGAAGTCTGCTCGGTCGACCTCGGGGTCGCGAGCGTAGGCGATCATCCGGTCGACGTCGATCCACTCGGCCGCTGACCCGTAAGCGGCTGTCAGCGCGGCCCGCAAGAGGTCGTCGTCGTCGAAGTAGTCCGCCAGTCGGCCCGGCGCCTGCCGATGGTCGAACAGAAAACCGGGGTCGACGACCGCGCCCGACCGGATCGACTCGGCGAGGCGGTACGCGCTCTCAGCGACCGATCCCTCGCCTGGCGCAAACGCCGTCGTCGTCTCGAGCGACCACGGCTCAGCCTGCCGCCGCTTCGCGAGGTTCCGGCGCACCGTGTCGAATAGGCGGCGGAGCTCCGGAGCGACGTAGAGATGCGTCTCGTCAAAGATCGCGTGCGACTCGAGCCCGCCGTCCTTCGACGCCGCCCGCGCCGTCGTAACGACCATCCGCCCGTTACCCGGCGAGAATGTGCGCGTCAGCCCGACGTCGAGCCCCGCGGTGCGCGACACGGCGCCATCGCGAAGCATCACGACAGCCGCGTCATACGTGTTCCCCGCCTGTCCCTCTTCGGTCGCGGCGATCCTGACGAGCGGCGCCGTGACCGGCCGGCCCATCGGGCGCCCGTCGTGGTCCCACCCGGCGAACCTGACCGGCCCGAGGAGCTCCGCGCACGCGATCATCGCGGCTAGCTCAGACTTCGCCCGACCCTTCGGCCGCGAGTAGACGGCCCGCCTCACGACGCGGCGGCCGCGCTCGTCAATCCGGTACGCGCCACACACGAACGCGACCTGTTCGTCGTCGAGAACGATCCTCGAGCCCTGCACGTCGCCTGGCCCGTGCACGAGCTCGCGCTCGATCCATCTGACGACGAGCGGCCCGAGCGTACGGTCGAGACGCACCTCGTCGCGCGCCCGCCGCCGCCGCCGAGCCGCCGGCGCGTTCGCGCTCGAGTTCCTGGTCGACGTCGTCAAGCGCCCTTCCCCCCGTCGATCGCGCGCAAGAACCGCTCCTCGTCGACAGCCGCGACGACCGGCGCCTCGTCGCCCGTCCCGTCGAGACGGAGTTCCGCCCTCATCCGCAACCGCGCGGACGGCGACAGCCCGTAGCGATCCTCGAGGAGCCGCACCTCGGCCGCGAGCCGCAACTTGTTCGCGAGCGTTAGTTCGACGCCTTCGCGTACCGCGTCCTCGCGGAGCTCCGCGAGCCGAGCGAGCCCATCGACGTCGGCCGCGTCGACGTACAGCGGCGCGATCGGCGAGCCCCACACTCGCGCCCACCATTCCCGCGACAATTTCAACCACGCGCGGCCGTCCGGCCGGCCCGGCATCGCCGGCGCCTTCCGCTTCGCGCCCGGATCGAGCACGACCGGCACCGGAACGTCCTTATTCCGCCGCCGCCGCTGACCCGCCGGCTTCGGCAAGCTACCCACCCCAGCCATCTAGTAGCCCACCTGGATAACGCCATCCCCTGACCCGTACACGTCGCGAGATGGCTCGCGATGGCTAAGCGCGCGCGCGTTTGGGCGCGTCTCCCCCCCCCTGCCGGGGTCGTGGTCGACTCTATCTCGTTTCTGTTCGCGATGTTTTCTCGAATGACAAGAGCGACACAGCGTGTAACAAGTGTCCGGGGTGGCCCGGCGATGGTCGGATCTAAGCTCGATTGTGAGGTGAACCGTAAGGTCTATCGATGTTCCGCATGCCAAGCAGACTCGGTCGCGCCCGAGCACGAGCGCGCGGACGCGGCGCCAGTGTGCGAGTTGGTAGCCCCTGGCCTGGTCGCCGAGGCGCTTGTTGATGGCTTGAGTTCGCCGATGCGCAGCGCATCGGCCCGAGACGCTCGAGGTTCTCTTACATCCTCGAACGGTGCAGACATACAGCGTGGGCACTGATGCTTACCTTTCTAATCAGACCTGAATGCTAAACGGCCGCCCTTGGGGGGCGGCCGGCTTGAGGGCGTTCTTGTGCTAGGGGACGGGCGGGCGGTGTCACTTCACCGTTGCCGCGCCGTTTACTACCAGCGTCTAGTGTACCGGCAACCGTCGGACGTCACGGCGCCGTGCGGTGCGGGCGAACCTTTTGTTTCGCGACGGTTCGCCCGGTTCGCCTGAGTTCGCCTCAGGTTCGCCTCAGGCGAACCCGTCTCAGGTTCGCCTCGGTTCGCCTCTCTACTTACGTAGAGGCGAACCGGCAGGCGAACCCGACGACACCGAGGAGAACCCCGCGTGACCGTGCCCGCGCTCACGCCAACCCTCGCCGATTACAGCACGACAGGCCGAGAACTTGTCGGGTTCCTCGTTCAGAACGCCGAGGAAGCAAACGGTGTCCCAGTAACGGTCGCTCACTGGCCGTTCCGCATGATCCCTTGAACGTCATCCAGCCCGGGTAGCTCGTCCTCGGCTGGGAATACGCGCAACTCATTCGCCTCCACACTGACCGGCTCTCCGGTCTTGCGACGGCGGACGATCCCTCGTGCGGCAACGCGCTGTCCGAACGCCCCGAGTACATCGTCCAAGGGGATACGGTTGCCAAAGCTGCACTCGACGCGGCGGCTTGTCAGTGCATCCCAGACGTAGAACCTGCGTCGGTCGTGGACGATCAGCCCCTCCAATCGTCCCTCGACCGTGCCAAAGCTCTCCACCTGCGCACCGATGATCTCTTCGACGTTCGCGGCGAGCCGCTTTGTGACCGTCACTCTTTCGACTGGCTTCCCGACGCGCTCACGGCGGATGCGAACCGCTCGCACGTCATCGCCGACCCTCGTCGACACCGAAGCGGCGGCCGATCATCGGTTCGCCTTCCTACTTGCGCGCGCCCGCTTGTTCGCCGCCCGTGCCTGGGTATTGATGATGACCCGCTCCTTGCGCCGGACGGGATCGTCGAAGTGGTAGTCCGGGCGTTCTGACGAGTGACCCGTCTGCGCGTTGCCGTAAACGACGCCGGTACCCATGACAGCCGACGCCTTTATTGTCCCCTGCCGGACGCGCCGCATCATTTGGTGCCATGATGGCGACTCGGTCGCGTCGAACGCGTCGGCGTCGTGTTTCGCCTGTAGCGTCTGGAGCCGGCGGCGCTGGCTCATCGCGGCCATCCCTGGACTGGTACTCGTGGCGACACAACCGGCACGCCGCGGAGAGCCGGCGCCGGCGGCGGCGACGCTGGCGCCTTCCCTGAGCTCACGACTGCGGCGGCGAGCGCGCGCGCCTGGTCGCGACGTCGCACGTTCTCCTCGAGCCGCCGGCTCACAGCATCCGCCCGAACTCGTCGGAACGCTGGATCACGATCCCGGACGTCAGCATCGACGAGACCTGGCGCGCCTGCCCATCCCCGAGTGGGAGCGCGAGCACGATCGGCCCGACGAACAGAACCTTTCCGGAGTCCGTGCCGCGAACCTCGATCCTGACGCCGGCGAGTTCGACCACTGGGCAGGCGAGCCCCCCACCTTTACCGCCACCGTTGCTTTCGTTTGCGTCTGTCATACGTCCATCTCCTAGTCGTAGTTCCCGAGCTTGTACGACTTGCGCGGGGGTTCGTACGAGTCGTACAAACTCCCGCCGCTGAAAGACTCCGCACCTTTCCCGAAACGTCAGAAGGCCCGGAAAGCCCCTATATCTCCCGCTCCGCGTGTTCGACGACATTTCGGGAAAGCTCCCCAGTGTCATCGTGACCCACCCTCGGCCGGCGACCATCGCGAGTCAGGCCGGCGGCCCGCGAACACCCGCTCGACCTTCGCGAGCGCCCGGTCTACCCGGTCGCGCGCTTGCGTGCGGCTCACGCCGAGCGCGAGCGCGAGCCTGCGCGACCCGTACCCTGCGAGCCACAACTTGACGACGACGAGTTCACGCTCGGTGAGCGTCCGCGCGAGCTCGTCGCGCATATCAGGCGAGAGTTCCTCCCACCCCATGCCGCCTGCCGGGTGCATCACTCGACCGCCCTCCATACCCGCCGGCGAACCGTCCGCCATCCCTCGGTGGCCACACACGCTGCGATATCACGAGTTCTCGCGTCGGCGAGCACGTCGCCGGCGTTCTCGAGTTCGCGCACGCGCGCCTCGAGAATCACGATGCGTTCATCGAGGAGCTCGCGGTAGGCGTGGTCGCCGAGAAGCGGCGTCGGCCGCCACGTCTTCATCGGAACCATCAGACGGCGCATCCGCGAGCGATGAGATGGTAGAGCTCGCCGAGCGGCCGTAGCTTGTGCTGGTCGACGAAGTACGCGAACCGGCCCGGCTGTGGGTCGGTCCACCTGCCGACCTGTTTTGCGACGTCAGCGGGCAACCATCCTCGCACGTCGTAGACGGGGAATGTGCCGGTAACGAGAACGCATAGGAAATCGTCGGGGTCGTAGTCGTGAACGATGAGCCGGCCCGTCGGCCGCCGGCTTTGTCTGACCTGGATACCGCCCTCGAGGTCGCCTTCCGCGTCCGGCCTGCCGAGCTCGACCCATTCCAAGCCGAGTATGTTCGCTACCGCTATCTCGGCGCCGACAGAGTCGAGTTCGAATCCGGGCGGCCGCTTCCGCACGTGCTCTGCCCTGGCTTTCTGGTTACGCCGGCCCGCCCGGATCGCGGCCCCTTCGCGCGCTCGCGCCTGGTCGCACTCGCCGAGCCGCACGCGTACGCGTCGCGTCTGTTTTGCGATGACCGGCCGCGGCGTCTCACGTACCGTCACGGTCTAGCCCCTCGCGCCCATTACGACCACGCCCCCGCAAGATCGGACGGCACAACCGCCGTGTCGACCACTTCCAACGGCGGCCCGACGCCGTTCACGGTCGGCGCGGTTGACCCGTAGGGTACGGCGACCTCCGACGTCGCCGCCCACGTGCGGTAGCACGCGGTCGCGAACAGACCGCGATACGCCTCGTCGGGCAGCGGCGTCGTCCGGTTGCGAGTGAGGGCGGCGGCGAGAGCCGGCGGTGTCCACCCCTCGGTCGCGTCGACGATCGCGAGCGCGTCGGGGTACGCGGCCGCGAGTTCGTCGCGTGTGAGCGCAGACGGCGGCGACGGTTCAGCGGCGGCGTCGCCGTCGGCGCCCGCTGTGTGATAACTACCCCCGTCCCCTTCCCCTACATTAGGGAGTAGGTAAGGGGACGGGACGGGCGCGCTGGCGCGCGCGCCCGAGAGGTCGTGACGAGCCGTGACGTTTTCGTGACGTTCTTGTGACGCGGTTTCTGTTTCTGCCTGCATATAGCCAACTTCTATCTGGTCGGATTCCGTGACGTTTTCGTGACGCTGCCGTGACGTAGCCGTGACGTTTTCGTGACGTTTTGCGTGACGTTTTCGTGACGCTGCCGTGACGTTTTCGTGACGCCCCTCGTTTCGTGACGTTTTCGTGACGCTTTCCGAGCCGCCATCCGTCACGTTTTCGTGACGCTTTCCGTCACGTTTTCGTGACGCTCCCGCGGGGCTCTCGCGCTTCCGCTTCCGGTACTCCCGAGCCCGTTCGGCCGCCGTCTGCGCGCGCCGAGGATTAAACTCCTCCCAGTCGTGGATCTTCCAGCCGCCTCCCTTGATCTCGTCGAGAAGTCCCACCCTGCCGCACTTCTCGAGAAAGTCGAGGTCGCCGAGGAGTGGGTGAACGTCAACGAGAGACGTCGTAACTTCCGGCCGGCGATGCTGCGCCGCGTGTAGTAGCAGACGCGTCCACGCCCACCGCTCGGCGTCGGACGCGAGCGCAAGTAGCTTTGGATGAGTCGCGTAGCCGTCGTCGAGGCGTAGCCAGCCCATCTTAGACAGCCGCCCGCTCGAACTCGTGGTCGGCTGCCCGGTAGAGTTCAGCGAGCGCCGCCCTGGCAATTGCGAGCGCTTCGGCGACGTCATCCTCGCCATCGTGCTCGCCCTGCCACGCGCACCATCCGAACGAGAACGCGATCGGCGCCGGCCCGAGCTCGTCGAGCGCGTACCGGCGAGCCCGCGCCTTAGTGAGCTCGCGCCGCTCGTTCGCTGGCCATCCGAGCGCTCGCCGCCATTCCTGCGGCCGTGGCATCCACACGTCGGCGCCGAGCGGAACATGGGCGGCGACGACTCCGACGGCGGCGACGAGTTCGAGGTACCCGCGCGAGCGGGCGTGATG